ACCTGAGCTGCTGACGCCAGATGCTTGGCGGCAGCGGGTCAGCAGCAAGCATCACGGGTTTGTACTTAGCCACACGCACTGGGCAGTTGCGGCCTTGGTTGCATCCGTAGTTTGCACAGTATTCATCGCAGCAGGTCATTGGAACTCCCTCAGTTTGTGTTTCAGTTCTCTGATCTCGCACTGGGCTTTGAGTGCCAGTGCGCGGGTGCGTTGGTAGTCAGCAGCAGATTCCTTTGCCGCTGCGAGCGCCTTGTCCAGCTTCCTAGCCTCACGCTTTAAAATGCGCTCATGCTCTTTGCGCAGGGCCGCAAGCGCAGGCTCTGTGATCGCTGCAACTTGGGCTTCGGTCAGTGCCAGCTTCAATGCTTCTTCTTTCATGCCTGCTCCTCAGTGGCCTTGTGCAAATAGGCCGTCAGGCGCTTGATCTGCGCCTCGCGGTACTTGCACATGCTGTCGGCGTATTCACGCGCTGTCTGGGCCTCCAGCAGCCTGCGCTTGCTGTCCTCCAGCTCACGCAGCGCCAGCGATTCAGCAGTCGGTGTGGCGTAGGCGCTTTTCACCCACTCAATGGTTTGACGGATCATTACAGTTACTCCAGTGGTTAATGTGACACAAGTGTATCACACATTTTTAGATATGCGGTATTGTTTGACGGCGTTGCGCAATCCGGCCTGAGTTGTTGCTTTTTGGTCAAGCGCCATTGCTTGTGCTTGGTCCAATGTGTCTTGCATCAGGATGCGGTGGCACATGACGGGTGCCCCTTGGCCCTGACGGCGCACACGGGCGTTGAACTGCTCGTACAGGTCCAGCGACCAGTTGAGGCCATACCACACGAGGATGTGGCCGTTGTTCTGCAACCCGTCGATGCCGTGGCCCATACTGGCCGGGTGGCCGATCATCAGGGAGCAGTCGCCCGTCTTCCAGCGGTGCATGGCGTTGGTAAGGGACGCTTCGGTCTTGCACTCGGTCAAGTTGATGGGCCGCAGCGCCTTGAACTTCTCCATGATGCGGGCAGCGTCTGACCGGTACGCATATGCGCACAGGATGGGTGACCCCTGGGCCTCGTCGATGATGTCCTCCAGCGCGTCCAGCTTCATGTCGTGCACCGGCTCCCACAGCGGCATCCCGGCAATGGGGTACATGGCCCCGTTAGAGAACTGCAAGCACTTGTTGGTCAAGGCAGCTTGGTTAAACGCCTCAATCTCTTTGCCGCTGTCGAGCACCATGAAGAACTCTTTCTCCAGCCTGTCGTACTTGGCCCGCAACTCGTCAGGCATCTCGATCTCGATGTTGTTGACGATCAGGTCAGGCAGCGGGTTGTAGTCCTCGGCTGACATCTCAAGCGTGATGTCCCCGATCAGTTTCTTAATGGTGTCCTCGGTGTCCTCATAAGCCACCTCTTTGTAGGGTCCGACCTTCTTATAGAACCGGGTGCGAAACGCTGTCTTGCTGGTGCCCAGACGTTCACCCTTGTCCACCACGAGGAACTGACCGTGCAGGTCTTTGTACCCATTGCTGGCCGGGGTGCCGGTCAGGCCCGTGGTCCAGTCGAACTGGTTTGCGATCTTGCGAAACGCCTTGACCCGGTTCGTGGCGCTGTTCTTCATCTTGCTGATCTCGTCCCAGATGATTCCGTTGAACGGCATCGGGCGGTCTTTCTTGACAAAGTAGGTTTGCAGCGTTTCGGCCAGCCAGCCGAGGTTCTCGTAGTTCACCATGTAGACGTCAGCGGGGCGCAGCAGGGCGCGGGTGCGCTGATCCTTGGTGCCCGTGATCATGCTGAACTTGAGGTGTCCTGTGTGCTGCCACTTCGCAGCTTCTTGACGCCAGACCAGACGGATGACTCGGATGGGGGCCACGATGATCACGCCCCGCAGGAACTGAGTGCGGATTAGGTGGGCCAGACTGGTCAGTGTGATCACAGTCTTGCCCAGGCCCATGTCCAGCCACAGCATCGAGTGTGGGTGGGTGGACTGGAAGTTGACAGCCTTCTTTTGGTAGTCGTGAAGCAGGTCAGGTGTCAGCATCCCATCACCATCACGTCAACCATCAACTTACCCTCGACCACGTTGTCAATGACAAACACGTTGACCATTTGCTGGCGCAGCTTCTCGTGCTCCCGGTACTGCGCTGGCGTGGGTACTTGACCCTCGCGCTTGAACTCGCAGAACCACATGCGCCCATCAGGTCCGATGAACAGACGATCAGGCACAGCGGCACGGGCGGGGCTGGTGAACTTGTACGCCAGCACACCCTTGGACTTGGCGTAGTCGCAGACCTTGGCTTCAATTTGTTTTTCCAGCATTGCGTGTCTCCAAGTCGATCAGCAACTCGATGTAGTGCTTGGCCTTCTCCAGATCAGCCATGCCGTTCTTCTTGCGCCAGCGTGAGATGTACTTCACCACGTTGCCCTCCATGTACCCCATCGCGTTGGCGTGGATGTATTCAATCGGCTGGATCGACAGATCTTTGTAATGATTGCCGCCCACTTGTTTGTCTAATGCTGTTGTCATCTTGTTCCATTCCTCAAGTTCTTCGGGGGTTACTTCGGTTACGTTGTTCATTTCAATCCCAGAGTGAGTTTTTCAATTTCTTGAACGTAGTAGTCAAAATCAACTGGCAGCTTGCCAGCATCCTTGATGTCGTTGCAGACCTGTACACCCCAGCCTGATTCGACGCCAATCTTTCGCCACTCGCCGGGCTTCTTTGCCAGCGGTGGCATCCACTTGAACAGGCGACCACCACCCTTGGCGATGTAGTAGCGCGTGGTGTTTTGCAATGCTATGGTCACGCCGTCACGCTCGATGCCCAAATGACTCGACCGGGGCACTTTGGTGCGCAGCATGAAGTCCATGATGTCAGGCCACTGCTCGATGGTTTCGCGGATGGGCGCACCCTCGACCAGCACCTTCTCGGCCACCTTGGCAATCACCAACCCACCAGCGTTCTGGTGCCACCCCATCGTGCCACCCAATTCAACGGATTTCCACTCGTAAGCACCCTTGCGCTTGGTGCTGCCGTTCTCAAACACGCCAATGTAGTTGTTGACATCGCGCACCATCATGGCCTTGTACACAGCCTCCTCAAGATTGAGGCCGGTGCGCGACTGCCATGCAGCGCGGGCCAGATCGACCAGCATCTTGTGGCTGCGGGGCACACGCACTGTCAGGCCATCGGTGTTGACCTGGATGATGCGCAGGCCGGGGATGTGCATCAACCCCTCGGCCAGCAGGCACAGCAGCAGTTGACCGTTGAGCGTGATCGACATGGTGAACAGCGGGTCGTAGAACACAGAGAACTGGTTGTTGCTGTCACCATAGACGCCGTTCAGCGCCAGCTTCAGCATTGCCGATTCGGCTGACTTCTTGGGGTACGACTTGCGCTGCTCGAACAGGTGCTTGTAGATGCTGACAAACTCTTTTCCGAGATGGGCCGGGTGAAACCCATTCGTGATTGCCAAGTTTGGATAGTATGAAGTGACATCCAAGTCCACGATGACGTACTCACCGTCAGACTCGATGACCTCTGACTCGATGGAGCCGTGGATTCCTCCAAGGCCGAAGACAAAAGTAAAGCCATTGACTGTTGCTGTGAGGTCCGTGAAGACCCCTTTGGTTTCGGTGATGGTCTGAGCCTTGAGCCAGTTCATCACCCGGTTAAATTCAGGATGCTCGAAGTTGATCCACGGCAAGATAGCGTCCTTGAGTGCGATCACTGGGCGCTTGGTCTGCCGGGGTGTGCGACCCTTGGGGCCAAAGTCGTAGCAGGCGACACCGGCTTCTTCCAGCTTCATGGTGAAGTAGTCTTTGCCGATCTTGGTGTCGTTGTGGTTCATGAAGTCCCGGGCATACTTGCGCGTGAGTTCTTCACGGAAGTGGATCATGTCAAGCGTGTGGTGATAGAACGCCTTGGTCTGCGCCACATCGTGCTTGTTGTATTCCTTGAGCACTTCGATTTGTGTGCGGTTCAGCGTGGTGCCCACGGGGAACGGCAGGTCTTCAATCGTGTCGCTGCGCATATTGAACTCCAGCACCTTGAGGCTGGTGGACCGGGCACGGTTGTCAAAGTGGTGAATCTTGAACAAGTCGATCTGCGTGACAAACTGGTCGGAGGTCTTGACCGAGTGCATCCATCGGCCACCATCGTCGTCTTGCGCATTGATGATCGCCATTGCCTTTTGGTACAGCGTGTTGGCATCACTGTGGCCCATGCGCACAAGAGTGTGCACCACAGGGTAGTCAAAGCCAAGATTGTTGAACCCGATCATGCGGGCATCGGTGTCTTTCAGGTACTGAAGAAACGCGACGATCTCACGCGAGTCGTTGCGGTGATCGCTGATCTCAAACATCCACTGAAGCGGCGCGTCTGCGTGTTCCACCGCCAACGTGAAGACGTTGGGGAAGGTTTCCACATCGTAGACATAATCGTTACTCATTACGGTTACCGGGTAGGTGGGGCTTACTCGCTGCACTGATCGTGGATGAACCCACAAGTCGCCAGCATCCGCTTTCAGCCCCGATTCAATTACTGCCCGAAGAACGAGGGCAGGCCAGTAGGCGCACCACCAGCGTTGTAAGGGTTGCCACCACCTTGAGCACCAAACGGCGCAGTAGGCATGGCTGGCGCTGGGGCAGCAGCAGGCGCAAACATGCCAGCAGGCGCACCGGCAACAGCACCGAACATGCCCGATGCGTCAACAGCACCTTCACCAAACGGCGTGTCATCACCGGCGAACTGGACAGCGATCAGGTCGCAGCGGATGCCACGGCCATGCTTATTGTCTTGAGGCCAAGGCTTGATGGCAGCGTTCACACGGCAACCGCCATACATCTTGCGGGCCAGTTGCTGATACGCCATCGTGTTGGCTGGGTCGATGGGTTGACCATCGGCTTGGATCACTTGAGGTGCGGTGTCGCGGCCTGCGGTGATGAACACATGGCCTGCATAGCCATCGTAGGGTTGGAAGGTTTTCTTGTTGACCTTCTCCTCACCACGGCCAAAGCAACGGGTCTTGCGATCTTGCTGGATCATGCCCATGACAGCCTGGGCGTGTTCCTTCCACTTCTCCAATGCCAAGGCACCGTAGCGGGCCATGAACTGACCAAAGCCGGGGTGGTCCTGCGGCATGATGAACTCGCAATTGAACGAGATGCGTTCCTTGCCAGTCTGCTCGTTAATCTGACGCTGTGGTTCAGCGAGATGCGGGAAGGACAGACGGACGTTCGACAAAAAGATGATTTCAGACATTACATTTACTCCAGTTTAAGAAAGCCACGAGGGCAGGGATTCGGCAGCGGGTGCTGCTTCTACTGCGCTAAACAGCGGCGCAGCATTGGTGATGACAGCCGGACGGCCATCAGATTCGGGGGCTACGGTTAGCTTGCCAGCCAGCTTGACCACGTACTCTTGCTCCATGCGATTGAGTTGGCGCTCGGTCAGTGCAACCTTGGTGCCGTCCTTCTTCTCCCATGTCAGCTTCTCAGCCTTGGCAGGGGTGACGAGTTTGGTTTCGTAGACAGCAGACTTGGGGATGCCCATCTTGACCAGCTTCTCGGCCATGTCGTCTTCAGGCAGTGCCCATGCA